CTCGTCCTTGTGTATCTGGCGCACTGACTGGTTTTGACGATTGTAAGCACTTCGTTGACTGAGGCTGGGGGCTAGCTTTCGCACGCCCTTTACTATCGTACTTAGTGTCGGTACCACTGCTTTGCTGAACGCGTGAAAGAGATCCACACCCTGTCGAGACAAGGTTGGGTTGACGGTTTGATCCGCCTCCTTCAACATGTTTTCCCTCTGCTGCGACCAATACTGTTCTGAGTAAACCTTGGCCATCAAAATCACCACTTATCGACACTCCCGTGTCGAGTCCGCTTTCGTTTCCGGTCCACATTGCTAATACCTGAATTTCAGTGATTATTCTGTTCACCATATGCTCGGCACCACCATCTCTAAGATGCTGGATGACCTGATGACGCAAGTCCTCCAAAACAACTTTTTGGCGGCCGGTACCATAAGCAGTAATGTACAGCGAATTAAAATGGTTAACGATTTGAACATGATCATCGCTTTTAGAAAAAGGGTAAAGGAATCCCATGACTGATTTTATCCATCTATCGAAAGACACACCAATCGGGGATTGCACATCACACTTATATCCTATAAACTCTGACTTTTCCATACCAAAACCACAATTCTCTGCACTATCACCTTTTATATGTTGACCAAAACGCTCACGTACTCTTCTTACAAAAGCATCGTGATCGAATGCGCAACGATAGGCATCCATACTATCATCGCCGAACTTGTTGGGACAAAACTTGCTGAAAATCCAGGACGACAAAACTTCAAGGGTTGGCACCTCCGCAAAGTTACAAGCTATCGTCTCTACAAGATTAGTCATACTATTAATGTAGGTCGTTAGATCATGACCAGACGGATTGCGCCCACCTATATCGGCTTTATATATCCCGGAACCAATCCTAATTATCTTTGGCCCAGCAACAACATCGGATATAAACTTGCGCAGATTGAGCAGCTCTTTGTTGTCAGATGCAGCTCCTTCTTTGGACAAAATGTCCGCCAGTTCATAGTCAAACCGTATGATTTCTTCCGGCATTGTTAAATCCATCGCCTCATAATCACCACGAAAAGTAAAACAATTTTCCAAACCTTGAAACATACTAGCTAGATTGCCCCTTATCGGGGCCATTCCAACTCGAATGGGTGTAGATTGTTGCTCTCTCATCATGGTTTTTACGAGAGGACGATAAACCATTCTCTGGCAAACACTTAGCACAAGCATACCAGCCCAAATACTACGAATGCGTCCAGCAGCAATCTTTGTGACCTTAAGCCACTCCTTCTTCATGAACACATCATAGACAACATTGAGTTTGACTGGGTCGCACGTCAAATCGGTATCCTCGTGAGTTAACACGTACCTACCAGACATAACAGCGCGGACCGAGGCAAAGATCATGGATCGGCAGACAGAACACTCCCTAACCTCATCCTTAGTTTTATGGGTAGACCCACAAGGGGCATTATTCGCAAACTCGTAACCGGAAAACCGATCACCAAGCTTGTCAGAAAAAATACCTTCCCATGCTTCTTCCATATCCAAAGATACTGGTCCAGGGTGAACTGCCTTGAACATATGTGGTATAACCTGCCGTAATAGCGGTTTCCACTTATCAAACCCATCCCAAACAGCAGTGGGCGACC